TTTTATCTCCTTAAAATTGTTAATGTTTCTTTATCAAAGTAATCCATAAGATCACTCACACTCACATTAAATTTCTTTGCAGCTGTATTTACATTCTTTTCAAAGTTTGCAATTACATCGCTGGTTTTATCATTTGCTGAAAAAACCATATCTACAGCACGTTTCATTTTAGGCGATAATTTATTATATTGCCTAGTACGTTTGTAGTCGTTAGTTTCAGTTATAATTTCGTCTTTAAGTTTACTGAGCAACTTCATCGCTTGGTGCCTCGATAGGTACTGTATTAGTGTCAGTATCAGCTCCTGAAAACACGTCAGCTTCAGGAACTTTAACTCCTAATTGACTTGTAAACATTGATCTACCCACTTCAACTTTTCTATCATTTAAAGCAGATGAAACTTTATCAGCAATAGAAGCTTTGAAAGCGTCTGCCGCTTTTAAGTTGTCACCTTTTTCTAGCGAATTAACGAATTTATTTAAATTTTCTTTACTCATATCAATTATTTATACCTTCTTTTTAGTTTTTTGGTTGCTCTTCACCAGCATCTCCTTGGTCAGGATTAATGTTTTCTTCTGGTGCGGGAGTTTCATCTTTAATTTGTTTATCAATATCTTTAACTTCTTGTTCATTTTGTTTTAATATCTTCGATCTAATATACTGGTTTGAGTAATATTTACCAACATAAGATTCTAACTCTCTAGCAAGACTTACTCGTTCTCTCATAATTTCTGAATTTTTAAGTTCAGCAAAGAATCCATCTTGTAAGAAATTAAAATATATTCTTTGACCTATTTGATCCCAGTCTTCAGGTGTAATAACACCTTTCAAAACTAATTGAGTTTTCAATAAGTCAGAAAATAATGTAGTAAATTTCTTTCTTAATCTGCCTACAAATTTAGTAAATTTTAATTCATCTCTACTAATTTCTGCAGCTCTTCCCATATTGAAACCTGTACCACTTTCTAATCTACTGATTGGAACGTTTAATGATCTGTAAAGTTTCTTTTGGAAATATTCTATGTCAGCGATTTCGCCTAGATTTTGACCACCAGGTAAAGTAGAGATTTCTGTTCCTCTCCCACCTTCTCTACGAGGTAACCAAAAGTCTTCTAACATTGACATATAATTTCTGTCATCACGTATCTCACCTGTTGAAGCGTCATAGACTAATTTATTTCTATAACGTGCCATAACATCTTTTAAATATTGTTCAGCTTTAATCTTAGGTAAATTACCTACGTCAATGTAAAAAATTCTACGTTCAGGTGCTCTTGCAATACGATAGATTACAACAGCGTCTTCAATCATTCTTAATTGATTGACAGGTTTAATTGCCTTATGTAAATAAGACAACACTTGATTTGAAGTTTGGTCAATTAATCCAGATGGACAATATGCAATAGCATCTGTTGCAATTTGTATTCCACCTGGTGTTGCTTGTGGTGCAGTAGGTTGAATACCCATTTCGTTAAAAATATAATATTCAATCCAGTTAGTTGCTAATGCAAATGAACCTGGTATAGCAGGTACATTTGAACCACCTTTTCTAACTTCTCTTATCTTTTTAATTTTACGAGGATCAATATATCGTAATTCTGTAATACCTTTTCTTGGTGCTTCTTTATCAATAATTTTATGATAAAAAACTCTGCCGTCAACGTACCATCTTCTAAAGATATCGTGTCCTTTGGTATCAAAATTTAGTAAATCTAAAATTTCTTTGAAAGAATCTCTAATTGCTTTTTTGATTGTATCGTTGTAAGGTACATTAGACAAATCTAATTGTACAGATTGTTGGTTTTCATTAGAAACGATTGCCTCGTTTACAATGTCTTCAATTGCCATATCACATTCTGGATGTAAAGCAACTTCTCTATATCTTCTTATTAAGTCAAGTTCATTTCGAGCTTGTGTATCGAATCCACCATAAGACGCAAAAAACCCACCAGCGGGGACGGTTGTTGTACCGTCATCCGCTTGAGGTGGGACTATATTTTGTCTTGGATCGACTGTTGAGCCCTTGACACGCTCAATCTTAAACCCAAACAGTTCAGCCATAATTTAATTCTCCTTACTACTACTTATAATGGAATTAAGTAGTCGTATTTGTTTCAAAGTATTGGTATCTATGCGTAGCAGTAAATGATTCTACTGTGTTGTTAGTACCGTAATCTAGTGGAATATCATCCAATGTAGTTGGGAACATTCCTCTAAACGTATATGATTTAATCACATTACCGTTTCGGTCAAGTTGGTCAACAAATGCGTCAACTTGATAATCAATAGGATTTGTTAATCCTTCGTTATCAGACATATTGTTGATACCATTTAACCATCTTTCGTATGCGTTACGAATTAAGAAGTCAGTATCATTTAGAATTGTAGTTGTCCAAGCTGCAAAGGATCTGTCACCTGCAACATAGAGCTCTCTTCCTCTAAATGGAATAGGTACTTCTGTTACTGTCATTCCTGGTAGAGATGTTGTTGTACATAGAAAAGACATTGTTTCTGTCTCCCCACCTACAGCAGCAAATCCAGGGAAAGGCATTGTAACTCTAAACTGATTAGCACGAGCTCCGCCGCCTCTTAACTTACTTTTAAAGTCATTTATATTTGGCATTGTTATTCTCCTTAAGCTCCTACTACTTCTTCAAATGCAACGCCTGTTCTTGTTGCAACGAATTGTAGAGTTATAAAGTTAATTGATCTGTTAGGTTTAACAAAGATATCCGCTCTAAACTCATTTCTGTCTATAACGTCACCTGTGTTATTTGATGTATCACACACTACTAAGAAGTCTGTAATACCTCTACGACCTTGTACATCTCTTAAAAAAGGTTCAACTATATTTCTAAACTGAGCTCTTGTAAACTCATCATTAAATTCAAATAATTGAAATTTAGAAGCAGTTGAAATTGCTTTTTCTAAAGTGATAAAAAGTCTTCTAACATTTATTCTATCAAATGCACTTGGCGTTGATAATCCTGTTTTGTCACCAAATAGAACAGTTCCCTGTCCTGGTAAAGTAACAACTGGATTAATTCTTGCTCTGTACAGTTCATCTCTTTGTGTTTTAGATGGATTATATGAAAGTTTAACTACACCTCTTAAAACTCCTCTGTTGAAACCAGCAGGTGAGTACCAAGAGTCTGCGATTAAATCTGTTCTTGCAGCCAATCCAGCGATATCTCCATTTAAAGGAACATATCTAAACACGTCATTGTATTTGTCGTAAGTATATTTGTAACCACTATCAAATACAACATATGAAGATGATCTAACACTATCAAAGAAGTTTTTAACGTTTGTTGTTTGTGTAGTTGAGCTTGTAACTCCAACAACGTCTGATCTTTCTGGTGAAGCAAAAACAATTGCGTCTTTTCTATTTTCAGCAACTGTAATTAGGTTATCTATATGAGTAGCATCCCCTTTACCAGCAATAATCAAGTTAACATCTACTGTGTCAGCGTCATCATATCTTTCGTATGCAGTTTTTAATTCAGCTGTTGTAACTGCTGAACCATTAGCACCAGCAGATAAACTAGCATTGTTAATTGCGGATACTGCTGTGAAAGTTAGACCTTGAGCAGGATCTCCCCAATTACCAGCTGCACCAGTTGATTCGTGTGCTGTCCAATAAACATATTGTGATTTGTTATAGATTACATCTTTGTAATAGTTTGTGTCACCTTGTGGTGTTTTAGCGTCAGAAGCAACTGATACAGAATCATAAACTTCTAATACTTCTCCAGCAGTACCTGTGATACCACCGTCTTCATCTATTACTACAACGTGGATTTCATCATTTGATCCACCTCTTGCGGAAGTGTATGCTGATGTTCCTGGAGCACCTGATACTAAGTCATAGTATCTCCATCTTCTTCTTACTGTTGAAGCGTCAGCTACAGCAGTATGTAAACCGCCTGCACCTGAAGGATGTCTTACGAATGTTAAGTCATTTGTAGAAATAGCAGTAATTCTATATTCATAACCGCCAGCTTCTCCAAAGTTTATAATATCGCCTACGTTTAACGCAGCACCACTTGTAACTGTAATAGTTGTATCTCCAACTGCTGTTGAAGCGTCATTGACAGTTGTTGCGCTTGTGTTTTCATATGCGGATGCTGTGTTTGGGCATATAGAAACTTTTAGGTTATTACCCCAAGATCCTGCTGATCTAGCAGCCCAAAGACCATCGGGTGTAAACCCGTCTTCATAATCTGAATTGTTTTTAATTAAAGTTGCACCGCCGCCACCTGAAGTAGCGTTGTATGCACCTGTATTTGTTGCTCGTACAACTCTTAAATTTGATGAGTATTGCAAAAAGCTTGCAGCACTAAAAAAATATTCAAAGTTTGTAGAATCAGGTTTACCAAACGTTTCTACCAATTCTCTTTCAGAAGCAATAGATATTACTTCTTCCATTGGTCCTTGATTAAATTGCCCAGCAATTGCACCTATTGTAGTTGCAACGGATGGTATTACGTTTGTTAAGTCTTTCTCTTGTACGAGAACACCTGGTGAAACTTGAAATGCCATATGTGTTGTTCTCCTTATTAGCTAATAAAGTATCAATTATCTCATCACTATTTAGTATAATCTAAATCTCTACAGCATATCCCCTTTTCTTACTGTTACAGGAGACCATACTTCTCCATACTCGTCTTTAAAGGGTTCTTCTTCTTCTAAACCGTCATTTAGAAAGCCAAAGGGTGCCATATCTTGTTCTAATGCGTTTGCCTGTTCTGCATACATCTGAGCTCTTACGTCTTGGTTAGTCAATTCTTTAAAGTATCTTTGATTAGATAACCAACAGAATATTACTAAACACATTACTAAGTCATCATTTGAACCTTCTTCCGCCTCAAAAGAATGACCTCTTCTTACAAAAGTTGATAACTCTTGTATGATATTAAAATCTTGTATAATAATCTTATCACTTTCTACTAAAGTTTTTAGATTAGCACAACCTATTCGTTTTACTTGTTTTGTCATACGAACACCTAGTTGCGTTCCTCGTTTAGAAAAACCACCACCTAATATTTGTCCTGCACGACCTTTCATCATACACATCATTATGTTAGGATATTCTAATTCAAAATGTAGTGCGTCAGCAACTTGATGTCCTAAATCGTTTGTTTCTATACAAACATATGCGTGATTATATTGTTTACAAACTTTATCTATTGTATGTGGAAATAAAAGTGGTTTGATTTCATTGTCTTTAAATGTGGCAACTATCTTATAAGGTAATTGTGTTACATCTAAAACAACAAAAGCAGAATAATCTTTGACAGTACCACGTGCAACGTCAACCGTACAAACATAAGTGTGTCCTTTAATAGGTTTTTCATACATATGTAAATTAGCATTTGTTGTAATAGGATTGATATGAGATAGTGTTCTAATCTTAGATGGATTAATTAACGTATCAATAGAGCCTACAAATTCACATTCAAACTCGGTAGCAAATTGTGCTTCACTTGTGTTACGTATAGTTTCTTCTCTCCATTTTTCATCTCTACCAGGAACTTCACTCCAATGTACGTCAATAGGAATATAATCGTTTCGTTTGTGTAAAGCATCATTCCATAATTTGTAAAACATATTCATTCCGTGTGGTGTAGAAACGATCATTACTTTAGAAGATTTACCAGATGAAATAGTAGGATAAACTGAACTAAAAAATTGTTCAGCAATATTTGCAGGAATAAACGCAAACTCGTCTAAGAAAATAATATTATATGAACCACCTCGTACAGCAGATGATGATGTTGCAGCTGCCATTATTTTAGAACCATTTTCTAATTCTAAAGAACCTTTGTTCCAATTTAAAACACCTTGTTGTAACCATTTAGGTAAATTCTCATATGCCAATTGAAGTCTGCCTAATAAATCTCTTGCGGTAGTTGATTTGTTTGCAAGTATGGCAACATTAACGTTATCATTAAAGATAACAAAGTGTAATAGATAAGAAATGATAGTAGTTGATTTACCTGACTGTCTAGGTAGTTTGCAGATAGTAAAACGATTGTTATGAAACTTCTCAACCATCTTTTGTTGAAAGTCATACATATTAAAAGGAACAAGTCCTTCATCAATGTTTACAATTTTAATATAGTTTCTAATAAAATAAACAGGATCATTCATACACTTAGCAATCTCTTGTATTTGCTCTTCGGTGTATTCTATAGCTGTGTTTGCTTTAAATAAATTGGGATTACCCAAGTATGCGTCTGTTACTTTATTCATCTGTATCTTTTACAGTAGGTATAGGATCTTCTTTTTGAATACTTTTACCTTTTAATATCTTATGTAATTCTGCTGATGAACCTACAAATAATGCTTGTTTAATATTTGTACTAGTAGATTTTTTGTTAGGTATGTCTTTTAAATTTTTTAATTTAGATTGCAAGTCTTGTAACTTATCTACAGTATCAGCAACTTGTTTAATTAGATTGCCTGCAACTTCGTATGCTCGTGGGTGTTGACTCTCTTGTGCAATATCAAGTATGCCTTGAATAGCATCCTGACCGCGCTCTATCAAGTTATAATAATTTTCTCTACTATACTTGTAATCGTTATCTACGTCCTCTTTGGTAACGTCTTCAACTCTAGGAACAGGAGGTTTTTTTTCTTCCACCTTTGCAGGAGGGATACCTAATACTTCATTAATTTTATCATTGATACTCATAATATATATTTATGAGTTAAAATTAACTAGGTTTTACTGGCCAAGAGATAGCGTTTACTTGATCTACAGTTGTTACACCGTTGGTTAAATCTCTTAATGCCTGTCTGTATGTAGTCATTTCAGCAGACAATGTGTTATCAGAAAGAGCAAGATAATCAGTTTCAGCGATTAATCTATTTCTTTTTACTCTTAAATCTGCGATTGCTCTATCAAAAGCACCTGCAGCCCACGCTGCTTCTTCCGTATCTCTGGCCGCTTCTTCTTCAGCAGTGAATTGAACTTGTGTTCCGTTTACTAATTTTAATCTTGGCATTTTGTTGTTCCTTTTGTACTATTTATACTTTAATTTACTCCAAACATCAATATCTTACCAGCATCTATATTACCTGAACTCATCTTAAACCTTATGTTTGTTAAAGCTGATGTAGTATTAGCATATCCAGCAAGATAATCATCTTCGGCATAATCACTAGCTTGTGATGTAGAACTTCTGCCTACAAAATGTTTTACAAAGGTAGTAGATGAAGGATTAAATAATGTTAATTTTCCAACACCAATTTGGTCATTATCACTTCCTATTCCTCTAATAAATTCTTGGTCAGCAGTTGATTGTGCTAAATCAGCACCTGTTAAATAACCTAATAATGTAAAACCACTAGTTTCACCATTATAAGCATAAAATCTAGTTGTAGTTTTAGTTACATTATAGTTAGAACCATTATCTATTGAAAAATTAATCATTA